ATCCAATAGAGTAAGCATCGGTGATTCCGTAGACTCTCCCGCAGCCACCTTAGAAATCACAAACAATGCATCTGCTGGAGCGTATAACGTTCCTCTTGTGCAGCTTAATAATAATGATGTTGATCAACACGCCTTACTCATCGAGGCCGCAAACACAACTGTTCAAGTAGCTCAGATTAAAGCATCAAATACTACAAGCAATGTAATAGAGGTAACAGGAAGTGCTCTCACAACAGGCGGATTACTTCACTTACAATCAGACTCTTCTGATGCCGGTAACAGAACTCTTTTTACTGTCCACAATGACAACACAGCAGCGGTTGGCGTTCAGATGGTTCATTTCAAGAATGACGCCGTTGGGGGTGCTGGGGATCCGATACTCCTGGTCGAGTCAACAGCAGCAGAGACAGAAGCGATTGTTGAGATAAGAAACTCGAACACCGCGACGGACAAGCCACCGATACTCAAGCTCAATCGCGCATCGTGGGCTGATGCTGACGATATGGGTATCGGCACCATCATATTCCAGGGTGTGCACGACGCCGCAAGCTGGCCGGATAATATCGAATACGCAACCATTGTAGGATCTGCTTCCGACACAGCCGAGGATGACGAGGGAGGTAAGATTGTATTCAACGTGTTTGCTGGAGGACAAGCAGGCACCGCTGCATCAACAAATCTCTTGTCGATAGGTGGCGAGGTCAAAGACGGTGCCGTATGTGAAGTAGTTGTTAATGATGCTGGAATTGACTGTGATTTCCGCATCGAGGGAGATAGTGAAACCCACCTCATTTTCGCAGAAGCGGCGAACGACCGTGTTAGTATCGGTGCCTCCGTTGATAGTCCCGCCGCAACGTTGGAAGTTACTAATGCTAGTGATGGTGGTGTCCCTCTTATACAACTTAATAGCAACGATACTGATAAGACAGCGTTAGATATTAATGCTGCAAATATTGATGCTTCTGTTGTTGATATTACTGCCAATGCTGTAACAACTGCTGCTGCATTAAATATCGACGCTAATGCTCTAACAACAGGAGCCGGGTTGGTTGTGGCAAGTACAAGCACTCAGACCGGTTCCGCTTCTGCTTTGGTTGCGATTAAATCCAATGGCGACCGAGGGCATGCCTCAAACCGTCACTCAGGATTGTTTATTGATTATGACTCAACAGCGGGAGCCGCTGCTGCTGCTTTATATATCGACTCCGAACAAACAACGGGTATTGTAGTCGATGTCGACGCGACAGAAGTAACAACAGGAACGGGTCACAGGCTTAGTCTTGGCAATGTTACCACTGGAGCCGGATTAGTAATCGATCACAACGATTCTCAAACTGGAGACGAAGTAAATCCAACAACTTTGCATATTGATTATGATAAAAGCGGAGTAGCTGCCGATGAAGCCGAACAGCGCCCCACTGCGGTAAAGATTGATATGAGTGATGCTGCTACCAACCACGCAGGTAGTGAGGTAACAATGACAGGCTTGGATGTTAACGTGGACTCTGCCAACACCCAAGGCACTACAATCAATACTGGTATAGATATTAGTGTCACTGATGCAGCCTCCAACTATGGGCTCGTTATCGCCGCAGAAGATGGCGCAGGGAGCGATATTCAAATAAAATCCACCGCTGACGGCGGCGATTACTGTACAATTGCAACTATAGCAGACGGAGAAACAACTATCACCACTAGTGAAGCCGGTGGTGGAGCGACTGCTCATTTTAATCATGTGATTGATGGAAATATCTCGTCTTCAGCAAATAACGGGGCAGGAACCTACAAGGTCCAAGCCACGACATTTGACATTGATGCTGGCTCGTTTGGAGTGAATGTTGGAGGCGGGACAGTAGCTACATCAAGTCTTGGTGTAAATGCTCATTTTAACCCAACTACATTAAAATCGGCAACAGGAGGTGGAGAAGTCGTGACATTTGGAGCAGAGGATGGTTCCGATACTCTCGCCGCAGGTAAACTAATGTGCTTGCAAGATGATGGAGTTTGGAACTATGCAGACGCAGATGAATTACTCAGCAGCAGTGCCCTGCTCGGAGTAGCGCTTGGAACTTCTATAACTGATGGTATCCTTGTACGAGGCTACTTCCATTTTGCTTCTGTACAAGGAAGTTTTAAAGCTGGTCAACCATGTTATGTGTCAGAAAATGCTGGCTCCGTTGATTTCGTTGCCCCAAATTCCTCTGGTGATACTGTACGAGTAGTCGGCTATGGAACTAGTGTGACTAATGTTATATATTTCTGTCCAGATAATACCTGGATTGAACTATAATGGCCAACATACTTAAAGTAAATGGCGTTGAAGGCTGCGATGCAGTCAAAGTAGGCGAGACTGAAATCAGTAATATTCTTACCTGTGCAGGTAAAGATTACACAACCTGTGCAGCTACAAGATGGATGGCAGGCGCGAACACTGGCAGGGTATTTTCCACAACCGCTTCAAATGGACTCAATGGATGGGGTGATGGTCTTGGCACAAACGGATCTCTTCTAGATCTCGGAAATGGAGATGTTGAGACTGTTGCCTATGGCAGAAGTAGCGACGATGCCCTCGATCCCGACCGTTGGATAGTTGGTCTTAATCTCAAGAGCGGACCCTTTGGTGCAATAGTTTATATTAATTCTGGTTCTGGAATTGATGGTGCTGGTAGACCATATTATACAACATCTAGTAATTGGACTTCAGGATCCGCTCCTGAGATGGTGGCTGGATTTCAGGGTGTACAGGGTATTGGTTATGGAAATGATATTTGGATGGGTGCCGGTCAAGACGAAAATGTTAGTGGCGACTATCGAACGTTTTACAGATCGAGTAACTATGGAGTCTTTTGGACTCGGTTAATAGAAAGCAATGATGAAGCGGATGAAGCAATGGCGGTGTGTTATAAGGGTACTGGCGATACATGGCTGGCAGCACATGGTAAATCTATCTGGAGATCCACTGACAATGGAGCTAATTGGACAAGAGTATTGACTGGTGGTACGGCGACTTGGACTTCTATCGCCTACGACGGTGCGGGTCGATGGATGATTGTGGGAAACAGCGGTGATGCTCTTTACACCGACGATGATGGAGACAACTTTGTAGATCAAAGTTCAAAGACCGGAACGTCTTTGCACCTTATGCAAGTAGTGTATATGAAAGGGAGTGTAAATAGGTGGATTGCGGTCGGACAAAACGGAGTAGGCAAAAGCCAAACCAATGCAGCTATTGATGAAGGTGATGACAATTGGACCAATATGTCACCTCCCGATTCCACCAGTATGAACGCAATTGCAACAGATCACAAGACAGCCGTCGCCGTGGGGCAGAGCGGTAGAATCTGGGCTACTACTAATGGTACATCTTGGACAGCAGCCGTCCGCGCTGACAATGTTGGCACCAACGCCTTAAAATCTATTGCATGCGATATTATAGGGTCAGGAATCTACAAATAGGACGATGCAGGAATAACCATAAAATCTGGCATTTAACTTTTTAGAACACTATTTATTTGTGATTAAGTATCTTTAATGGAGTTTATTTATATGTCTACTTTGCTTGAGCAAGCGATAGTTGATGCCGAGGCACTAAAAGAAGCCGCTATGAAAAACGCAGAAGCATCTATTATTGAAAAATATTCCTCTGAGGTTAAAGCCGCAGTTGCATCTTTAATTGAACAAGGGGGCGAAGATCTCCTTGGCGATCTTGAAGAAGCCCCAGAGGATGAAAGTCCAGTAATGGACGAGGTTCCTTTTGCAGTTGAAGAAGGCGACGATCCAATTATGGTTCGACTTGATCTCGAAGCATTAGAACGTGCGCTCCAAGAAGAAGGTTCCACCGATGCTGAAGAAACACACGAAGAACTTGCCGAAGATCTTGAAGACGATATTCAAGAAGAAGATATTGAGCTTGATGAGATGATTCTTAATGCCATAGCAGAAGAATTAAAAGTTGACGTAGGAATTCCAGATCAAGGACTTGGTGGACGCACAACTCCAACTGATAGAAATTTAGAAGGGCAAAAAGTACAACTTGCTGCCCTTAAGGATGATGAACTTGCAGAAGAACATGCTGCTCTAGAAAAAGCTAGAGAAGAAGCTGGTATGTACATGGAGCAAGTGGAAACCCTTAGAACTCAAAAATCAAAATTAGAAAAAACAGTTTTACATCTTAAGGAGCGATTGGAAGAAGTTAATCTTTCCAACGCTCGTTTACTTTATACAAATCGAGTATTAAATAGCACCTCCTTGAATGAGCGACAAAAAATTAAAATTGTCGAGTCTATTTCAAACGCAGATTCTGTAGAAGAGGCGAAGGTCATTTACGAAACCCTTCAAAGCGCCGTGGGAGATGCTAGAAATAGTCAATCTCCACAATCACTACGCGAAGCAGTAGAGAAACCATCGCCAACGCTTCCCCGAAGCATTGCAAGAAGGGAGGCACTTAGTGTTCAAAATCCGCATTTTGATCGGATGAGAGCACTAGCAGGCATTAAAGGAGGTAATAAATAATGTCCGTATTAAAAAAACTAACTGAAGGCATTGTCGATAGAGATCTTTCAAAGGAAGGTGCTGCACTTTTATCAAAGTGGGAACGCACTGGACTTTTGGAAGGTTTAGACAATGACCGTACTAAGCAAAGTATGGCTCGTCTTCTAGAGAACCAAGCTAAGGAACTTCTTCGTGAAACTTCCGCTATGGCTGGTGGTGATGTAGAAGGTTTTGCCGCTGTTGCTTTCCCCATTGTTCGTCGTGTATTCGGCGGCTTGGTTGCTAACGATCTTGTTAGCGTTCAGCCCATGAGCTTGCCCTCTGGTCTGATTTTCTTCCTTGACTTTACTGTTTCTGATGAAACTGGTGCTCGGGGTGGATATGAGTCTGGTGATTCCATTTATGGTGGTGGCAAGGTCGCTGCTGAGATTACTGGTGGTGTTTCGCTTTCCGGTGATGAGGCAGAAGATAGCTTCTACAACTTAAATAATGGCTATTCTTCACCAACTGGTTCCGCTGCGGTAACCATTCAAGGTGTTGCTTCCGGCACATTCGGTGGTAGTGGATATAAGACTACCCAATGGAATGCACAAACCAATGTAAACGTGCTTGGTTCAATTATGTCTGGTGCGCTGGGAGATCAGCTTTGCCGATTCGATCCAGAATTTACTTCTGGTACAACCAATGTTATGATCGGTAGAGTTGCAATTGCAAGTCTCTCTCAGATCAATAAGAGGAATTGGGTTACTGTCAGTGCATCTCTTGGTTTGGGCTCAGGTGTTCAACTGAATCGTAGATTGACTCAGCTTTCTGGATCTGCTGCGAATAAGGGTATTTGGAAGCCCGGTGATGCAGAAACTCATCTTTTGATGTTCTGGTCTTCGGACTCACAAACTATTGCACAGTTGTCGGCTTCAATTCAACCGTTGACCTACCTCTCTCCCGAAACCTCTTGGTCCATCGATGATGATTTCGTCGCTGGTGGAGCAAAGGGTTCAGTGATTGGGGATCCCCTTTGGGGTCTTGAGCAGGCAGCAGCTAGCGCTAGCGAGGCCAACGGACGAGATGTCATCCCTGAGATTGATATCAAGGTTGACTCTGTGAGCATTACTGCTATGACCAAGAAGCTGAAAGCCAAGTGGACACCGGAGTTAGGACAAGATCTTAACGCCTATCACAACTTGGATGCAGAAGTAGAGCTTACTAGCATTCTCTCTGAGCAAATTGCTCTTGAGATTGACCGGGAGATCCTCGCGGACCTCGTGAATGGTCAAACTGCCGGTAAGTACTATTGGTCCAGGGCACCCGGTAGGTTTGTGAGACGAACCGGTACCGGCGCTGGTGAAGAAGTTGGTGTAACTACGGCTACACCTGACTTTACCGGTACTGTGTCTGAATGGTATGAAACTCTTGTTGAAACAATCAATGATGTTTCTGCACAAATTCATCGCAAGACCTTAAGAGGTGGCGCTAACTTCATCGTCGTTGGACCTGAAGTAGCAAACATTCTTGAGTTCACTGCGGGATTCCGTGCAAATGTCACTGGTGATGTTGACAAGGGTACTGTTGGCGCAGTCAAGACTGGAGCGCTTTCTAAGAAGTGGGATGTCTATGTAGACCCCTACTTCCCTCGAAACCTCGTTCTCGTCGGTCGCAAGGGTGGCTCTTTCTTGGAAAGTGGCTACGTGTATGCCCCATATGTGCCATTACAGGTCACGCCCACTATCTTCGGAACCGAAGACTTCGTACCCCGCAAGGGAGTTATGACGCGCTACGGCAAGAAGATGGTTCGTCCTGACATGTATGGACTAGTCGTCGTACTTGACCTCGTATAAGCGAGCAAAAAAGCGATAATATAAAAGATTGCCCTCGTCATGCAAATGGCGGGGGTTTTCTTTTAGTGCTCAACTATTTACAGTGAGGAGGCTTATACCCAATGGCGATACCCACCCTTACTCCAAAAAGCACAGTTAGTGCAATCGTACTTCCTGCCACGGGCTCAGCCCTATATGTGGCAGATCAGTGTCCGTTTGGGATGTTTACCGGTTCTACAGAGTTTTTATCTGGAGCCGCAGAACAGGTTGCATATACATATAAAAAGCTTGGTGGAGATGTTTTAGATCTTGAAATTACAACCGGAAGTGTTTATGCTTCCTACGAAGAGGCAGTATTAGAATATTCTTATATTGTCAACATGCATCAGGCAAAAAATATATTATCAGATGTTTTGGGAATGACAACTGGTACTTTCAATAGTGACGGGGAACTGCTTGCAGGCACATTGTCTTCTAGTCTTAGCGGCACACACGTTGCTCTTAAGTATCCACAGTTTACATTTTCATACGCACAAAGGGTAGCAGATGCCTTTTCAACCGAGGCACGCGCAGGAGGTACCACGAGAATATATTCCGCATCCTTCAGCACCACTGGAAGTGTACAGGATTATGATTTACAGCAGATTCTCCATAGCTCTAGTGTTAATAATTTAGATGCAGCCACAGGCGAACCAGTCCCTTATGCCGGGTTTGTAAGTGGAAGCAGAATAATAGTGGAAAAAGTTTATTATAAAACTCCTTCATCAATGTGGAGATTTTTTGGATATTATGGCGGACTAAATACCGTGGGTAACCTAGCAAACTATGGACAATATGCAGACGATTCAACATTTCAACTAGTCCCAGTTTGGCAAAATAAGGCGCAGGCAATGGCGTTTGAAGACTCGATTTATTCGAGAAATTCCCACTGGTCCTTCGAACTAAATAATAATATGTTAAGAATATTTCCTACACCAGTTCAAGGAGGGGCTTCACCGAACTATTTCTGGTTTAATTTTCGGATAGTTGAAGATGCCTGGACAGCCTCCTCGGGCTCTATGGTAGATGGAATTAATAATATGAATACAATTCCATTTGCAAATATTCCTTACCAAAATATTAATTCTATTGGTAAGCAGTGGATTCGCCGCTTTTCGCTTTCTTTATCAAAAGAGACTCTGGGTCAAGTACGATCCAAATTTGCCACAGTCCCCATTCCAGGCGAATCTGTTACGCTTAATGGTCCTGCTCTGATCTCGGAGGCACGAGAAGACCAAGACAAGCTCAGAACAGAGTTAAAAGAAACGCTTGATCAATTAACATATCAAGCCTTGATGGAGAAGGATTCAGCTATTGCGGAATCAGCCAACACAATTAACCAAAATGTACCAGCAGGCGTGTATGTTGGGTAGGGGGGTATTTTAAATGGCTGATGACAAATGGTCCCAACCTTCGCAAGCACCTCCACCACTATTTGTAGGCGAAAAAGAACGTAATCTTGTTAAGCAGGTCAATGATGAACTTATTGAACGAGTTATCGGACAACAAGTTGTTTATTATCCCATTGATCAAACTATTACAAATTATAATGATCTTTATGGAGAGGCGATTGAGAAATCATTTCTACCACCAATACGAGTATACGCACTAGTCGATTACCAAAGTACTGAAACGAAAGCCGATGAATCGGTTGGTATTGATAAGTCTAATACAATTACTATTTATTTTCACAAAAGAAGGTTGACAGACGATCAAGACTTGTATGTGCGGGAGGGCGACTTTGTTTTATACGGAGACTATTTTTACGAAATAACAAGCGTATCCTGGGCACGGCAATTGTTTGGACAGATAGATCATAAATTCGAAATTGTAGCAACATGTTACTATTCAAGAGAGGGACTGTTCGATGCCACCTGATAACCCAAGAAACCAAGACTTGGCACCTTTGCAAGAAATACCTTTTATGCCCTCGACAATCGAGACTATTGATCGTGCTTTGTTTGATTATATTGATGATGAGTTAAATATATCTTGCACGACGAACAAGGGTTTTAATAAATTACCTTTTATCTGGACAGGTGCAGAGCGGGCTTATCAAATTAAACACAATAAAGATTTAAGGGATTCTAATGGTTTTTTAATATATCCAATAATGACTCTTGAAAGAACAGCTATTTCAAAAGATGTGTCAAAGAGAGGTGCATTTTATGCTGCGATACCCAACAGACAAGATGCTAAAGGCGGTTTGATGACAGTCGCAAGAATGATTAAACAAGATAAAACAGCAAATTTTGCCAATGCCGATTCAAAAAGACTTATAAATAACAACATAGGAAACAAACAAAACAATTTCCCAAAACATAACTCCAAAGTCGTCTATGAAACGATCACTATGCCCATTCCAATGTATTTAGAAGTACAATACACTTTAACTATCCACGCAGAATATCAACAGCAAATAAACGAAGCTCTTACAGCGCTTATGACCACCTCAGTATATGGACCGGATTATTTTAATATTTCCAAAGATGGACACCATTTTGAAGCTTTCATTGAATCAGACTATGATTTAAATAATAATGCCGCTTCGCTGATGGAGGATACAAGAGGATATCAAACACAGGCATCTCTTAGGGTACGGGGATATATTATTGGTGGCGATAAAAACGAAGATCGCCCCAAGATTGTTAGACGAGAGAATGCGGTCGAAGTTAAGATCCCACGCGAACAGGTAATATTCGGAGACATTCCAGAAAATCTACATGTCAGCGGAAACGTGCCATTTTATCGAGAGTAGTTTTGACTTATTTGGGGCTTTCGCCTTTTGTTCAACTATTTATTAACGATAGCAAGAATATAAAATATTCATATTAATATTGTATTGAAGCAGTACAAGGAGACACTTCATAATGGCAGCTAAGTCTTTCAAGTTTATTTCACCCGGCATTTTTATTGATGAAATTGATAATTCAGAATTGCCAGCACTTCCAGAGGAAATGGGTCCAGTTATTATCGGACGCACAGAACGTGGTCCATCGATGCGACCCATCACGGTTAACGCCTTTTCGGAATTCGTTCAAATATTTGGAAACCCCATCCCAGGCGGACAGGGCGGCGATGTTTGGCGTGACGGAAACTACCTTGCTCCCACATATGCTGCATATGCTGCTCAAGCGTATTTGAAGAACAGTAACGCTGTTACAATGGTGCGTCTTGCTGGCGCTCAAAAAAGCGGACTTTCACACGGCTCTTCTGGAGAAGCAGGGTGGCAGACAGCCGCGAAATCAAACGCCGCTAGCGAAGCCACTAATGGCGGCGCTTATGGATTGTTTGTTTTCCCATCAGCGTCGGCTCCCACGGCGGCTGGACAAATAATGACAGGTGCCCTTGCCGCAGTCTGGTATTTAAACGAAGGTTCACTCACCATTTCGGGATCGGCAAGAAACTGCACTGGAGCAGGAGCGCTCGGCTCTTTCGTTACTGGTAGTGGTGTTATGATTAGATCTTTAAGTGCCAATACACGGGTTGCAGGAACCGCACAGTCTTCCTCCGCAGCGGTTGCTAATGAGTTTTATGCAATTATCAAAAACAACGACGGTAATATTGTAGAAGAAACCGCATTTAACTTTTCTCCCTCTTCCGCGAGATACATAAGAAAAGTTTTCAACACAAACCCAACTCTTGTAAACTCAGCAATTACCAGAACGGCACAACAAAAAACTTATTTCCTTGGTGGAAGTTTTGAAAGACACTTAGGTGTCTATGCTACCGGCTCTTCAGCGGGACAATCATGGGGCGTCGTTCTGGGTCTTGATAGTGGCTCCAGTGCCGCTGCTGCTGATTTCCGTATGGGATTCCAAGCGGCACAAACTCCCTGGATTATTTCACAAGATCTTCAGTCATCTTATACCAACTACGAAATAACGAACACTAGTCGTGTTAGGAAACTGTTCAAGTTCCACACGCTTGATGCCGGTGAAGATGAGATGAAGAAACTTAAGATCTCTATTACCGACATTAAGGTTGCAACCAATGATTTTGATCCTTACGGTTCATTCAGTGTCGAAATCAGAGATGCGCGTGATAATGACAATGCACCAGTTGTGCTAGAAAGATTTAATGCCTGTAACCTTAACCCTAACTCGAACAAATATGTTTCACGAGTTATCGGAGATCAATACCTTTCATGGGATGATACCGAAAGACGACATAGATTATACGGAAATTATCTTAATGCATCACAATATGTGCGCGTTGAAGTTAATAGTGACGTAGATGCTGGTGTAACGGATCCGGCACTTCTTCCCTTCGGTTCATATGGACCCATTCGGATGAAGTCGTGGACATTTCATAGTGGCGCGGCCGCCACATCGCCCGATGCCTCTGGTCAAAACGCCTGGGTACGTGGCGGAAGTAATATCACCCAACCAGTGAAGGGTGTTGATCAATTATTCATAAACATATCGGGCTCGCAAGTCGCGGCTGGGGACGGTGACAATTTCCCGATCCGTGACGAATGGTACACTCAGCTTAAAGCGGTATATCCCACTCTTCCATTGAGAGCAAGCGCTTCCGCTGGTGGCGTTCCTAATCCAAAGGATGCATATTTCGGAGCGGACTCCACACAGGCTTCCAACAACCGACATGATGATAGCTATGCCGATGTGCTACAGGTACTGCCATATTCTGGCGACTCCTTTACCACAGCCGCAGGCACTGAATTTTCATATCTATTTAGCCTTGATGACCTAAGCTCTTCTGCTGGAAATCTCGCCGGAACAGGTGTTGCGGTTTGGGTTTCTGGTTCCCGCGCAGCCGGAACATCTTACACGGCTCTAAGTGGTACGTATAAAGAGGTCTTAGATGAGGGATATAACAGATTTACTGTTCCACTCTATGGCGGGTTCAACGGTCTAGATATTAGAGACAAAGAACCTTTTAACAATACCGATCTCGCTGATGGAGCAGATTCAACAAATTATGGTTACTATTCCGTTAAGCGAGCAATTGATACGGTTGCTGACCCAGAGGTTGCAGAATATAACTTAATGGCTGCACCCGGTATCTGGAATGAAAGCCTTACTGCCCATATGATTGAGGTATGTGAAGCTCGGGGCGATGCGCTCGCAGTCATCGATCCTAAGACCGGCTTCTATGCCGAGACAGAAAACACAAACTCAGTGAGTTCTAACCTAGGATCTGTCGCAACAGCCGTCACAAACATGAGAAATAGAAAGATTAATTCAAGTTATGGATGTGCTTACTACCCATGGGTCCAGATTAGAGACAATATTAGTAACAGCATTCTGTGGGCACCCCCCAGTATTGTAGCGCTTGGTACATTCTCTAGCGCACAAAAGAGGAGCGAGCTTTGGTTTGCCCCCGCTGGCTTTACGAGGGGAGGTTTGACCGAAGGCTCTGCTGGATTACCAGTATTACAGACCCGCGAAAGACTAACCTCCAAGAACCGTGATGATCTCTATGAAGCAAACATTAATCCAATTGCTACATTCCCAGCAGAGGGTATTGTAATCTTTGGTCAAAAGACACTTCAGGTAACGCCTTCGGCATTAGACAGAATTAATGTGCGTCGTTTGATGATTTTTGTCAAGAAAGAGATTTCAAGAATGGCAGCTACGCTTCTATTCGATCAAAACGTGCAATCAACTTGGGATCGGTTCTTAAACAAGGTTAACCCCTTCTTAAGAAGTGTGCAGGCGAGACTTGGACTTACAGACTTTAGAGTTATTTTGGATGAAACCACAACAACTCCAGAGCTAATTGATAGAAACATTATGTACGCTAAGATTCTATTAAAACCCGCACGAGCAATTGAGTTTATTGCACTCGATTTTGTTATCACAAATACAGGTGCTAGCTTTGAAGATTAAGAATAAAAGAACTATATATTATAGAAACAGGAGAAACAAATAATGGCACAAAATTTCTGGTCATCAAAGGACTTAGAGCCAAAACGCCAGTTTAGATTTATTGTAAGCTTACAGCCCGGTGGAACCGAGTTGAGATTTGCTTGTAAAACGGCAGATCGCCCAAGTTATACAGTTGGCGAACAAGAGCACCGATTCTTTAACCACACTTTTTATTATCCTGGTAGAATGAACTGGAATACAGTTGGGATGACCCTAGTTGACGCCATAACTCCAGGTTCAACCGAAGTTCTTTATGACTATTTATCTGATATCGGTATTCAGCAGCCCAGGGATTTTACTTCCGCGACATCGACAACGATTACGAAGCAGTCTGCTGTAAACTCGCTTGGCGATGTTAAGATCAGGGAACTTGGCACAAATGATAAGGGTGATACGGTCATTATAGGCGAATGGGCACTAGTTAATGCTTTTATAACCGAAGTAAACTTCGGTAGCCACTCATATGATGCAGATGAGATGGTTGAAATAAGCCTAACATTGCGATATGATTGGGCAGAATATGATGCAATACCGACAGGTAGAAAATTAGCATAATTTAATTTTAAAAATTATACTAATTACTGTATACTATAACATATACAGAGGTATAAATGGCTAGAAATAATCAAGCACGCACTGGTGTTGCGGAAGCACCAACCGATGCTGTTGAAAACGAAACTCCGGTGGAGCCCAAGGCACCACCCAAGCCGGGTGGTCTTGCATATGTCGCCCCCACAGAGTTTGTAGAGCTTCCGTCCGAGGGGCGCTATTACCCTCCGGGACACCCGCTATATAAGCAGGATACGGTTGAGATAAGATATATGACTGCCAAAGACGAAGATATTCTGACATCACAGACTCTTTTGCGTAAAGGCGTTGCGGTTGATCGAATGCTGGAAAATCTCTTGATTAACCAAGATATTGATGTTGATGATTTGCTTGCTGGCGACAAGAGCGCACTAATTCTTGCCGCTAGGATTTCTGGATATGGTTCGTCTTATCAAACTAGAGTCACATGTCCAGGGTGCAAAATAGCATCGGTTTATGATTTCGATCTTGACGCAACTTCTACAAGTCCAGGCACAGTTGTGACAGAAGGAGTTGAGGAAGTTGAGATATCCCCAAACGGCACTTTTTTGGTAACACTACCTACAACAGAATATCAAGTTGAGTTTCGACTCTTAACTGGAAAAGATGAAAAATACTTAACAGAAGCAGCCAATAAAAAATCAAAGATGAATTTACCAGATTCCAATTCTACAGAATTGTTAAAAAGGCTTATTATCTCAGTTAACGATGTTACCAATAGCAGAGAAGTAAGTGATTTTGTTGATAATATGCCAGCCCTCGATTCGCGTTTCCTTCGGGCTTGTGTTATTGGCGCAACTCCAAACGTTGACATGTCACAAGAATACTCTTGCTCTAACTGCGGCTATGAATCCGAAATGGAGGTGCCGCTTACAGCGGACTTTTTTTGGCCTGGGTAATGAATATATGGAGATGGTTTACGAGCATTTCTTTTATTTAAAAATGCACGGTAACTGGGGCTTTCAAGAGGCATATAATTTACCAATTGGGTTGCGTAATTGGTTTGTGAAAAGGCTATCGAAACATTTCGAAGAACAAAATCACGAAGTAGAAAAAGCAAAAAACAAGTCGAAAGTCCGCCGCTGAACTTATACTATGAGAAAATTGGGTTAACGCCCAATTTTCTTTTTTTATGGAACTAATTAAAGAAGCAGCAATATAAGGAAAACTTCTCATGAAAGATAATGGTGACTTAGTGCCAATTAAAATTGATTTAACAATTGGCAATGCAATTAACGAAAGTTACCTTGCTATGTTTGGTGGCGCAATTCAAACAATTCTAGGTGGAATGTTTGGTGCTCGAAGCCCCGCTCTTGTTCCCGTTAATGTTGTGGGATCGAGTTCACAAATTAAATCTTTTGAAAAAGCTCTCGCGGGTGAAGCCAAATACCTCAGAGCAATGAACAAATATGGTTTAAATGATCCAAAGGTTGTAAAGAACAAAGCAGCTTTAGATAAAGCAATAAAAAGCTTCGAAAAAGAAACCGGAATTATTTGGCCATTTAAATAGGATTTAATAAATTATGGCTCTGACCCCCGAAGAAATTGAAGCACTCGAACAACAGTTAGCTGACCTTCGCGCCGAAGTCTCCGCGCTCGGTGCTGAAGGCGCGGCACGGGCAGCAGAGCTAGATATTCTGGAAGATGCGCTGACTAGGGGCGGTGAAGCCGCTGCGGGCGTTGCCTCCGCAATGGCAAGAATGCGCCGCGAAATAGCGGAAACCTCCGACGCCTCCAGGACTCTTGCAAGAGGTACTGAGCGCTTAATTAGAACACTAACCGGTGTTGAAAGAGGTGCAGATGGAGCGGCCGCCGGTTTCGCCAGAATGATTTCCGAAGGTGAGGCTGTTGGAACCGCCTTTCACATAATGGGTAAAGAAATTGCAGAAACGCTGACACCGACGAACTTGGCGATTGCAGGTTTTAAAAAGTTTGTTGAAGCGTCAACTGTCTTAACTCTAAGTGTTGATAACGCTACTGCGGCGTTTGCCAAATCCACAGGAACCGGATTAAAATATAGGGATGTAATCAAATCGGTAGAGTATCAAAATCGTGATCTTGGTGTAACCGCAGATCAGGCAGCTACCGCAGTTGGTGCTCTTCAAGGCGGATTTTCTGAATTCTTAATGATGTCCGAGAAAGCACAAAAAGATTTAGCTGGTACCGTGGCTCAATTTGAAACATTCGGTGTCTCTGCGGATAATACAACTGGTTTTCTACAAGCCGTCACTAGAACAACTGGCAGGACAAGAACTGGTGCTCTAAAACTTCAAAAGTCTATAATGGGTACTGCAAAAGCCTTTGGGGATGATCTAAATAAGGTCATGCAGGAAGCCAGCACAATAATGCCCAAGCTTGCAATTCACGGACGAAATATGGAAAAAGTCTTTGATGACCTCTATTCTGCCTCCAAACGAACTGGCATGGGAATGCAAGATATTGTATCCCTGTCTGAGCAGTTTGACACGTTTGAGAGTGCTGCCGACGCAGCCGGAAACTTAAACGCTGTTCTTGCTTCAATGGGTGGCACGCCGCTTGTTGACACAATGGAAATTCTTGAAACTACAAATCCGGCTGAAAGAATGGAGCTATTCCGCAATGCTATTTCGCAATCCGTTGGTGATTTCGAAAGTCTTGATTATTGGTCACAAAAGGCTCTAGCTAGCACATTAGGAATGTCAAGTGAACAATTGCTTATGATGATGAACCAAGAGGAGCAGGTAGACGCGCTAGAGGCTGCTATGACAAAAGCCGGATTAAGACAAGACGAGATGGTAGAGCTACAGAAAGCAGGTCGAGATTTTGCAACGGAAGCGAAAATTTTAGCAATGTCGTTTGCAGTATCTCTCCAGGGTCCATTAAATCGACTCAAGGACACAATGGGTGCCATTAGCGGCTTCTTAAATTCTTTTAACGAAAGTTTTGGCTGGATGGCGGGGATTGCGAAAGTTGGTGGGATGTTGATCGCATCCTTAGTGGGGGGCACACTCATGACCCTCGTTGGTTCTCTAATGATGCGAGGTTCAAACCCTTTGATGCAAACCTATGCGTCGGACGTAACGACTCATACCCTCCTGACCCAACTCCTCGCTACGTCAACCACCGACGCTGCGACAGGAGCAGTAACAACCTCTGCCTCCGGTGTGGGTGCCTCCATCGGGAAGGGTACCGCACTCACCATAGCCATCGCAGCAGCGGTAATGGGGGTAACTAAACTTATAAGTGATATAGAACGAGACAAGGCAGCGGGGGAAGAAGAAAAAGCCAAGCACAGAGCGCAAATCGGAACCGCGCTAGCCGTTGTAGGGGGGATCGGCGGGGCGGTAGCGGGCAGTTTTTTGATGCCCGGTGCCGGAACTGCGGCGGGCGCATCAGCGGGCATCGGTATGGGAACAGCCATCGGTGGACTCCTCGGAATCGGCGGCGGCGCAGCGTTGGGCTCGTCGATAGGCGGCGGAATGGCAGAAGGCGGCATCACCCAAGGACCGTCTCTTGCTGGAGAAGCCGGTCCCGAAGCTGTCGTTCCATTGCCTAATGGCAGAACAATTCCGGTTCAATTAAATACTGCTGCATTCGAGCCGTTAATTAACAAGCTTGATGAAGTCGCAAGCCGTATTACAGACGCAGTAGATAGAAATCAAGCAGTCCTTTTGCAAAGTGACCTAGAATCAGCAGGATTTAGAAGAGGGCGCACGCTGGCGCTGGACTCACGATGAGTATTATTAAAGCAACCCACAGACCAATATATGGCGAGGGATCTAGCGCACCTCATATTGATAAGTCTGCCGCTGCTTGGGCGATCCAACAAGGATACAAAGTAAGATTTACACATGCTACCGGTCATTCGGTCGAGTTCCCAGCTAATATAACAAGCTTTTCCGATAGCCATAAAGGTAACAACGAAATGAGATACTACCAGGATGATGCAAATCCTATATTTAATACTAAGTGGACGGCTAGACAAGTTAGTTTTACACTTTCGTTGGCAAACGCATCTCTTGAAGAGGCACGATATAATGAGCAAAACATTAATTTATTGCTATGCATGATGTACCCTCAATATGACACATCTGATAAAAGGACAGGCACTCCAACGATATACTGTCGCGGGATATCGTTTCTTCAAGATCCCGCCAGCAGAGACGGAATAGGGCTATACATCGGTGATTTAACATACAGTCCCAATATAGACGCTGGATTTATCACAAGCAAGGGTACTGGAATTCTTGGAGAAGACGAAATCTATCCAGTACAGATTGATATTCAAATTTCGGGGGATGCTATCATTTCAGAGGGAGACTCCTTGCAGCACCCATTTCCAGATACTTATCCAAAATATTACTAGGTAACAACTATGGCAAAAATTAAAGGAAGTCCCAAGCAATATGGAAACGGCAATCAATATAGTGCGATTCAACAAACTGGAGACGGAGCATATCCGCCTTTAGAAATCCGAAGAGACAGCGCCCCCAGAATGCATATGGTAAGATATATTCTTTTAGATAGCTATTCTGAATCATACAAGGCCGATTGGGATTTTTCCGACACCTCTCCCGGCGATATAAATCAAAAGCCGGTGTACTCGAAAACAATACGGACCATAGATATATCTTTTACTTTGGCTGCTCGAAATGTCCACGAAGCGAAAAAAAACTTAGATTTTTGTCAAAAATTGGCAAAAACCGTGTATAGGGATTTCATTGGTGTCCCAGGCTATACAGCGCCCCCGGCCGGGGTCGAGGGACCACAACGGTCCACCATAGAATGGGCTGGAGGTGCAACACCTGACTATGTTATTAATTTTGGAACATTTTTAAGAGAACAAATAGTTAAAATGTTGTCTTTTGATTTTGATATAAATTTCGATGCAGGAGTATTTGACTATGGGTCAACCCCATCACAAATGATAGATCCGATGACGCGGAACACTGAAGACTTAACTGTCGGAGAGCGTTCTGATAAATATTGGGCGTCCGGTAACAATCAACCAAGCGATGTGATTAAAGAAGATTCTTATGTGTATCATGGCGACAAAGGAGGAGTCTATCCAAAACTTGTTACTGTTAAGATGGCAATGCAAACAGATGAACAGATGGCCATCGGTTTTGGCGGATCCTTTCGTGCCCCAGAATCGGTTGGCTGGTCGTTATCGGCAAAAGGTGCACCTCGGAATGCATTGCTAGACTGGCCCCATGGCACCGGACCAATCGCAGCAGCCGAATATTGTCAGCGTACCCCCAACGATGGCAGTGGACAACCCCCAGGCGCAGTGGGGTCGCCACTGGACCCTAATAACGAGCAAGTGGTGGACATTGAATTAGACCAGGAAGAGGCAGAAGCGATCACCGAAAAATATAAAGGACTTTTAAAATAACAATAAATAGGAAATTTGTATTAATATCTATTTAATATCAAGGAGGGTTAATAATGTCGTCAAGGACCAGAAATTACGGAAGACGGTTTTTTCGCAATGTAAGTAAAAAATATACTGATATACTCAGACGGAAAAACAGTCCCGGCATAACTCAATGGACAACGCCGGTATCCATGGCACTTTCACCAAATACCAATTCAGCGATTAGAGATATAAGCCATATTTGGAAAACGGGTGATAGATATTTTAAACTCGCAAATCAATATTATCAAAATCCAGAATATTGGTGGGTTATAGCTTCGTACAATCAAGCTCCCACCGAAGGACATCTTAAGGTTGGGGATGTTATTTTTATCCCTACCCCACTAGATGTGTTTCTGGGAAGCCGATAAAACATGGGAAGCGACACTCCAGAATATACCGAAAGAGAGCTAGGACAAAGGCTTTTAATAGATCGTATAGACGAAGTGCTTGTACAAACGGGCAGATCTACCGGCTTTCCCGGCGAGCCAGTCTACGCAGGCAACGTAGCCAAATGGGGCGAGGATGGTGGCGATGTAGTCGATCCCGATAGACCTGATGGCTGGGACCAGACTATCGCTGGTCCGCCCGCTCTTGCGATTACAAGAGTGGTTCGAGATGGCAGAACCAGTGACGGGAGCTTGACAGCCGAAGGACTGCTTAACACTTATGACCCGCAAAGTCTAGTAAATGCTTTTGTGCCAAAACAGACCCTTTCTATACTGGATCTCGACACTAAGCTGCTCAATATCTTAGTGCCTTTCGTCAAAATATATAAAATGTATCCACGACCCGGCGGCGATCCTATCCCTGTGGAATTTAAAAAAGATTGGCTAAGAAATAACCCGCGTGGAACCAAAGCCTTTTCCGCTGAAGGCATGCCTCCACACAAAGATATTAGAGTTGGTCTTACGGGCTGTAAAATTGATAAAATGGGAGAGAATCCCGGCCGGGTTGATAACAACATCAAGGTGCAACTTACTGTAGAAACCCAGGATTTAAATAATTTATTTTATAGGTGGAAAATTTCCGAACTTGAGAAACTAAAGGTATCCGCCAAGATGACGGGGCAAGAGTTAAGTGATGAAGCGGAGAGGATTTTAAATAATGGAGTAGCTTGGATTGATTTGATTAAAATGAACCCTAAAGGAGAGGCTAGTTCTAACAGTTGTGATTTATCATACGATCCGCCCAAATCCGAAATAAAATTAGTAATAGGCTATGGAACACCATCGAGGTCTGAGATAAGGAACGCCTTGTATGCCCGTGAACGGAAAGAGCGTGTCTGGAAAGACCCAAACAAGGCCAGGGAAGCACTGAAAAATTCTGCGCTGACCCCCGCAGCCAAAGCACAAATAATCGCCGCAGCGGAGTACAACGAACAACTAATTGACGAGATTGGAGAGGCAGAATTTAAGGCAAGACTAGAAAAACATGACAGACCTAACGTTGATGACATTATCGAAATTATTGAAAATCATAGAGAAATATTCTATTTACAGCTAAGTCATCATGAGTTTGTTCTAGGCTCCGATTTGCAGGTTGAATTAAAAATTCATTATATAGCCAGAAGCGAATTCGCGGATCGAGCCCCAGGAGCAGATTTATTAGTCTCTTCAAAAATACGAGAAGAGTTAGCACGCAAGCAGCGCTCTATACATGATATAAAAGCAGATCTGGGCAACTTACAGGCATACGATCCCCCAGCAGGTTTGGACCCTGACTCGCCAGAGTATGCAGAAATAATGGCTCAAAACAGAGATCGAGAGGACTGTCGATGGCCACTGGAGACTATGTTAAAGGATGCACAAAGCGAATATGACAAGGCATTTTTAATTGCAAAGAAGCGATTATACAACCAGCTACTACTTAAAGGGCACGATAATTCCAGAATCTACAAGGTTCGCATTCCGAAAACTCTGGATTTGCGCCCCAGCGCTAGCGATCAAGACGCAGAAGCTAAACGTGCGGAGAATCCTATACTTATTAGAAATTACCGCGATGTATGGTGGACAGATAGCCACGATGCCAACATATCGCCGCTTGCCAGTAACGTCGTTGATCAAGAGCGGCTCACCGCGCTAGCGAACGGTGAGGAGATGAATGATGACACAGATAGTGCCTCCGATGAACGAGAGAACCTTTTGAATGCAACTTTTAATGCCGTAGGATCGGATTATTATCAACTTAATTTTGTTTTTATAGGAGACATTTTTGAAGCCGCCTTAGAATTGGTGGCATACAATAATGATTATTTCGGGGAAACTCCGGTGCCAAGCCCTGGACTTGTTTCTGGGCGCAGCCAGCAGGATGATATGCCTGTGGCCGCATTTTATAGAGAGGTAGCTTCGGATGGTGCGCTTGGACCGCTTGCCACAGCCACAATTAAACTTCTTGGAAAATATGTTTTTGGAGACATTACGCTCCCAAAAAGATCCTCAGATCCCGCAACAAGATATATTAATATAGCGGATATACCAATTGATATTGAACATTTCAGAACTTATTGGTTTAATGAAGTTGTATCCAAACCGGCAAAGACGAGTTTTTTTCTTAGAGATTTGATCAATGGCATCATGACCCACTTGATTCCTTATGCACTTACAAACAGGGCAGTATTAGCGCTCTCCTCAGTTCCTCAAAAACGGCCCACCACACGCATAAGCTACTTTGCTTTGCCCGGATTCGGCGCAGGTTTAAATGTAAAATTAAAAAAAGAAATGGCACCCGAGGCACAGAGACAAAACCCCGACGCGCCCCCTGCCAACCCGACCATGGCTCCTTTGACCGCAGAGCAACAGGAGCTTTGCGACGAGGATCCTGAGTTGTGTAATATGGCTCTCTCTGGTGAGCGAGCCGCGCTGGTACAATACGTACCTTATTTCAAAACAACAGAGATTGCGAAACAACTATCCGCTGAGTTTGCTGAAATGTCAAACAACTCCAATAATACTGATAGTTATGATGTTGTTCTGATTCAACAAAAGCCGGAAGGAAAGGTAATGCGTACCGGACTCCGCAGCATCGATAAAGAGCACGGCATTCAACACTATATTTTAAATGTGGCAAATAAAAAAGCACTTATAAGCGCCACATTTAAGAGAAATGACTTGCCCCTTCTGGGGACCGCAAACTTGATGCAAGATTCTATAATAAATAGCCGTGGGATAATAAGAGAGAAATATGATGCCGATGTTTTATTACGAGGTAACGTTGTTTACAAGCCCGGAGCAATTTTATATCTCGATCATACCAGATTACAATCATCACACATGGACGCAGACCAGTTTAATCAACAAAAGACCGGTGGCGCGATGCTTCCGTGGGCTCTACAAGTTTCGCCCGCTAGAGCCCTCGGGCTCGGTGGATATTTTACAGTAACCAGCGTAAGTCATGACTTTGGACACCTTGGAACAGGTAAAAAATGGAACACAACTTTAGCAGCTAAATGGCTTTCATTTGAGTATATAGAGGGAATTCCAGATTCTTGCTACGACCAACTCACAGCACCCGGATCTCCTAACTTGATGACAACAGAACAGTGTTTAATAGATGCAGCAGAAGACAGAGTTGAACGTGCAGAGAAGGCTGCCAAGGAAGCCCGCGAAGCAAATCAAGCCGCCGTCGCCAAGGAGATCGAAGAGTACGAAGCAAAGCAACGCAACCGTCCAGGGACCGGACGACCAGGACAGAACCTTGGCCCGATGGGGGGCATGGGGGGCAAGAAATACTAAACTATGGCAAAGAAACAAAACAGCGCAAAACGAATATTTAATTTAAGAAAAAAATATTTAAACCACGATATTCCAACTGAGAAATATGATAATTTTTTCGACTTCTCGTTAACGCCATATTATGGCAAAGTCGATATGAAGGGTAACGTGGTATACCCCTCTGAGCGTCACCTTGTGGCATTGCCTGCAAACAAAGAAGCCCCTAAAGATACGGTATACGTGTTAAATTTTGTTGCCGATGCCTTTGCAGATTTGCAAAATCATCTTAATAAAGCAAACACGCTGGGTCTTATTAAAAATGAGGCAAACAATATTCAAACGATTGTGCCAACAAAAGGCTGGGAAAGTGTCCATACTAAGTATGCCGCTCATATTCGAGCACTATATCAACCATTAGTATCTGTCTATTTTGAAAAGCCCAGTGAAAAAAATGGTCTACAATTTGCTAGACCAACCAACTTTGATAAGTACCTACAATCCGTTAAGCACCTCTATAAGACTAAAGGTTCCAAGTTCCCACTTAGTCGCTCCTCTTTTATATTATCGCAAAAATGTTCAAAACTTATTTCTGGACTTGTTGTAGAAATTGAGCCATCGATAAATTATTCCGATGATGCGGCAAAGAATTTCACATATATAGAAAGTGCAAATTTTGAGTTTTACATGAGATCGCTTAGAAAGTTTGGATTTATGGCAGATAAAGAATACCCAGGTAGGATTATTGCCGATCTTGGCACCCCAGAAATGCAAAATTATATGGCTTCCTACAATATAAGTCTTGACAATCTTTTTGAATCATATTATTATAAAGCCACTGACTATGATTACGAATGCATTAGAGTTTATTTAATACAGTTTTATAATAATTATGCTTCGGCGTATCCGGTTGTATCGGAAACAACAACGTGCCATAGCAGATCGGCTAGAAAATATTTTTTAAATGAAAGCGAACTTGCGCTACGAAGACGACCAGTTATGAGCACCTATGATAATCAAAAAAGTATGACCCATACAAAGCTTATAGAACGCACACCTTTATCGGATAGTGATATACAAAATAAATATAATCAAGACTTTTGGCTTCCTGTATATGCTGAGTTTTTAAATTATGAATTATCTAACCCCTTGGATCAACATAGTTTAGAGAAAACTATTAAAAATGCTAAAGATTTAAAGAAAAATGTTGACTTTGATGCTGCTATCAGTTATATTGGAAGTAAGTTTAATTTTTATCGCTATTCCTTAGAGGATATGGCATTGATGACAAACTATGAAGACAATATCAAAACATCAACCAGTGCTACCACAGCAGCAGCTACCTCAACGTCGCCTTCGAATGGCGGCGGCACCTCTGGTATGGGCGGCACTGGTGGATATTAATAGGTGAACTTTGCTTATTCAAGCATTAGACGACAAACAGCACTGTATTGGCATTTATCACGAGGGTAAACTGATATATGATTGTGACGAATTCGACCTCGATGCCGTAAGTGCAACTTGGAACTATAGCCCTATTTTCGCTCAAAAAGATGCTGTCATTGCCTCTCTGTTGGTTGGGGGGAAATCATTGGATGAGGTATGTCCTGGTTTTCTAAGGCATCGTTGGGAGACTATCAATGCTCGGCTGAAGGCATTCTACAAGTCCTTTTCGACAGCGAAAGTCTCCCTTGATAGGCACTGTTTCTATGATCTGGTCCCCCAAAGATTTTTGCTTGAGTACTGCGAGGTTAAGAATAAAATCACTCAGCACATCCTCAACGAATATGACAAGCCAGAGAACTATGATTTTATGAGAAATCTGGCAGAGTTCACATATAACATTAGACAACAAAAACTAACCGTTGACTACGCAGAAATTGCGAGACAAAGCCACCATCTTAAGACCAGAAATTTTTTAAAAAAAAGCAAATACATTAAGCCATATATTTCATATAACATTCACGGAACAAAGACTGGTCGAATGACAACCTATAAAGGAGGCTTTCCAATACTAACTTTAGATGCTGACTATAGAACCATACTGAAACCTACAAATAATTATTTTGTTGAGCTTGATTATAATGCTGCCGAACTCCGGGTTCTTCTCGGGCTAAATGGAAAGGAACAACCACAAGATGACATCCATCAGTGGAATACTGACAATATTTATCGCGGCACCTGTACACGCGAAGAGGCAAAGAAGCGTATTTTTGCATGGCTATATAATCCAAAGTCTAAGGACTATCTATCAAATCGGCACTATAACCGTGACGAAGTACTTAAAAAACACTTCAACGGAAAACAGGTGAAAACCTTTTTTGATAGACAAATTGAAGCAGACAAACACCACGCATTAAACTATTTAATACAGAGCACCACAAGCGACTTGGTATTATCCAGAGCGTTTAAAATCGCAGATGTTTTGAAGGAGAAAAAGTCCTTTATTTCTTTTACACTTCATGATAGTATTATCATAGATTGTGATGATAGCGAGCGTGCAGTTATTGGAGAGTTAATAGATATTTTCTCTGAAACTCCTTTTGGCGCTTTTAAGGTTAATGTAAGTGCTGGAAAATCGTATGGCACAATGAGGAGACTAGGGTGGATACAATAATCGGTCTTGGAAAGGCGGGCTGTGCTATTGCGGATAAATTTGCTCAGTACCCTCAATATAAAGTTTTTAAAATCGACAGTGAAGACGTGGACAAAGAAGAGAAGCGCACACATCTCTTGAAAAGACAAACATCTCCAGAGGAATATGAAAAACACATTCCATCTTTGAAAACATTTTTTAGACACACGACCAATGATATTCTTTTTGTGCTCTCTGGGGCTGGATATGTCTCGGCAGCTTCCTTGGGAATCTTAGAGCAACTCTCTAATAAAAATGTGAGCGTTCTTTATGTTAAGCCAGATCGTGAGTTTCTGGGAGAAAAAAACGCTCTCCAAGAAAGATTGGTACGATGTATTTTACAAGAATATGCTCGTTCACATGCCCTCGGGCGTATATATTTAGTTGATAACAAGATACTTGAAACAATACTGGGCGATGTTCCAATTATTGGATATTATGATAAACTAAATGACTTAATCGTATCGGCACTTCATATGATAAATGTATACGATCATCAGACACCAGTTCATACCACTGCTTATGAACCTAAAGACACAGCGACTGTAAGCACAATTGGTGTTGTCGATATAGATAGCGGTGAAGAAAAATTGTTTTTTTCTCTTGACAATATCTCTGAAAAGAGTTATTATTATGCTATCAACTCAGAAGTACTTGAAACAGACGGCAAACTACTGCGACGATTAACCGAGAATATTAATAAAAATATCGACAAAGATATCAGAGCAGCGTTTCAAGTTCACTCTACATCATACGAACAAAATTATGGCTATGTCGTTGTCAACACAAGCCAAACAAATAACTAAAAAGATAACATGCTAAAGAAAATAATAAATGTCATAAAGAAATATTGGAAACGAGCCGCTATAATGATTGCTTTGGCAGCACTTGGCACGTTTTTGGCTGTCAATACATATAAGACCGGCTTTGAATTTGGACGAGTAGTCGGTCATTGCGAAATGGCATGCTCTGTTTTGGGAGCAGATTTTTCGGGATTTGAGTATGAAGGAACGTGCCAGTGCGAACAATCGGGCGGCTTCATTCTTAATATCCCCATTGATCATAATTTTTTTGATTAATTCCTTGACAACGTTACAAGGTTATGTTATATTATATCTTAGTAAAGCGAGATATTTATCGCTTTAACTCAAGGCAAAAGCCACAAATAAGGAGAAATAAAAAATGGCAATTAATATTGATAAAATGAAGCAGCGCAAGGCTGCACTAGATGGTAGAGGAGGTAACCGCGATACGTTCTGGCGTCCACAAGACGGCGAACAATGTATTCGTATTGTTCCTACCTCTGATGGAGATCCCTTTAAGGATTTCTGGTTCCACTATAATGTGGGCAACAATCCTGGTTTCCTAAGCCCGAAGAAGAACTTCGGTGAAGGTGATCCGTTGGATGATTTTGTTCGGAAGCTTTTTAACGAAGGCACCGAAGAGAGCATCAAGATGGCGAAGTCTCTAATGGCTCGTCAACGGTTCTTCTCGCCCGTTCTTGTGCGAGGTGAAGAAGAGAAGGGTGTCCGTATTTGGGGATATGGCAAGATGGTATATGAGCAATTGCTCAATCTTGTTCTTAATCCTGAATATGGCGATATTACCGATACTGAAACGGGAACAGATCTCGTCCTTCATTATGGTA